CAAGCAGCGATATTAAGTATTGGTTCTTTATCTCAGGCATATACTCCTAGCGGAACTACTGTAACTATTGCTAACGGAACAATTGGAAACAGCACCGTAACTATCACTGGAGTACCTTCAGTTTTACCTCAAGGATTTGGAATACTAGTTGAATCTACATCAACACTTAATACTTATACTTTTCACAGATTAGTTCCTAAAGCTACTGAAATAACAACAGTTGCAAGTAATATAACTAACATTGTAAATGCTGGTGCAAACGTAGCTGATATCAATAACTTTGCTGATATATACATTATATCTGCAAGCGAACCTTCACAAAGAAATGATGGTACATCTTTGCAAGAAGGTGACTTATGGTTTGATAGTTCTAACGATAACTTACAAGTTTATACTGGTAGTGCGTTTTCTATTATTACACCATCTCAATCAGTTTTAGATGACGTAGCTATTGTTTCTGGAGCTATAACATACTCAGAAGACTTAGGTCTTATTACTAGTGCTGTATCTACAGGTAGTTCTAATGGTTCTTTAGATATAGTTGCTGACGCAATAGAAGATGAAGTAACATTTACCGTTACCGCAGCTACTGGTAAATTTATTATTGATGGTGTAGATAAACCTGCATTAACTTTATATAAAGGTTGGACATATACATTTGATGTAAGCGATGCTTCTAATGCCACACATCCATTACGTTTTTCTAGTGGCGGTAGTGCATACAATACTGGTGTAGTTGTTACTGGAACACAAGGTCAAGCAGGTGCAAAAGTACAACTTGTTGTACCTGAGTCACAGCCAACAAGTTTTATATACTACTGTACAAGCCACAGTGGAATGGGTAACACCATTACTGTTAAGAATGATCCTATTAAAACAGTATCTGACAACATAACTAGTATTAATACTGTTGCTTCAGATTTAACTGAAGGAACATCTGAGATAGATACAGTTGCAACTAATATCACAAATGTAAATAATGTTGGAAATAATATTTCTAACGTTAATGCTGTTCATAACAATGCGACAAACATTAATGCTGCTGTTTCTAATGCATCAAATATTAATACAGTTGCTGGCAGTATTACTAATGTGAACACAACTGCAAATAATATGGCACAGGTCCAGAACTTTGCAAATGTATATCGTATAGACAGTTCTGATCCCTCAACTAATAACGATGAAGGGGATCTTTATTTTAATACTACATCTAATGAATTAAGAGTATATAACGGTACTACTTGGCAAGGTGGTGTAACAGCTACTGGTAATTTAGCTGGATTAGGAGCTAACACATTTACTGGTAATATATCATTTTCTGGATCTCAAACTGTTGATGGCAGAGATGTTTCAGTAGACGGTACAAAGTTAGACACAATTGAGACTAATGCGACAGCAGATCAAACAGCTAGTGAAATAGTGTCTCTTATAAGTGGACAAACCATTGCACCCAGTGTTATAACTACAACAAACCTTACTCTAGATTTTGGCTCAATAACATAATGGCAAAATTATTAAAATTAAGAAGAGGTACAACATCACAACATAGTAGTTTTACTGGTGCAGAAGGTGAAGTTACTGTAGATACTGATAAAGAAACCCTTGTAGTCCATGACGGCAGTACAGCAGGTGGTCATCCAATAGCAGCAGAAGATATGGCTAATGTATCTAGTGCTGATATAGCTGGTAGACTATCTAACGACTCTATAGCAACAACTAAGATTGCTGCTGGAGCATTACCAACAGACGTAACCGTAGCTAGTGCAAACATAGTTGACGGAACTATTGTAAACGCAGACGTTAATGCATCTGCCGCAATAGCTGGTACAAAAATATCTCCTGATTTTGGATCTCAAAATATAGTTACAACAGGAACTATTACAACAGGAACTATTAATGGAGTTTTAGCAAGCGGTGTAACTGCAACAACACAAACCGCTTCTGATGCAACTACAAAAGTAGCCACAACAGCATTTGTGGGAACAGCGATAACAAATTTAATTGATTCTAGCCCTGCTGCATTAAATACACTTAATGAATTAGCAGCAGCTTTAGGTGATGATGCCAATTTCTCGACTACTGTTACCAACTCAATAGCAACTAAATTAGCTACAAATGGTGATGGTTCTAGTGTGACAAACTTAAACGCATCTAATATTGCATCTGGAACCATAGCAGCAGCTAGAGTTCCAACTCTTAACCAAAACACAACTGGTTCAGCAGCAACCTTAACAACAGCACGAACCATTGCAGGGGTTAGTTTTAATGGTTCTGCAAATATATCTCTTAATAATAATGCGATTACTAATGGTGCTGGATATACAACTTATACATCTAACCAAGCTACAAACACAAGTAGCAACGTTACTTTTGGAACAATAAACTGTTCTAGTCTTACATCTTCTGGTAACGTAACTGCATATTCTGACGCAACATTAAAAAAAGACGTATCTACTATCAATGATGCTTTAAGTATATGCGGTAAGTTGCGTGGTGTTACTTACAAATGGATAAGCAATGGTGAAACAGATATAGGTGTCATTGCACAAGAAGTAGAAGAAGTAGTACCAGAAGTAATAAAAGAAACTACAGATGGTATTAAAACAGTTGATTATGGAAGATTAGTTTCTGTTCTTATAAATGCAATAAACGAACTTACAGCACAGACGATTATTTTAACAAGTGAAGTAGACACACTTAAAGAACATAAACAAGATAAATAATGCCATTACAAAGTTCTGGAACAATCACTCTTGCTCAAATTGGATCAGAATTTGGCGACTCACAACCTCATTCTCTTTCTGAATTTTATGCTGGTGGTAGTGCAGGGGTAACATCAGGAGGTGCTCCTAACGTACCTTCTAGCGGAACTATATCTATGAGTCAGTTTTATAGTGCTGCTAATCAAATTACAGTAACTGCAAGTAATGGGCAAACAAATATTTCTCTTTCAAGTGCATTTGGATCTAACTGGTCATCAGCTATACCTAAAGTTTATAGTGTTCCAAGTGGTGTAAATGTTGGTGGTACTGGCGGTACTGCCGCTATAACTGCTAATTCTGGTATGGGAGGCACGTTAAATATTGTTGTTGCAGGAACTGTTTCTGGTACAGGTGGAACAGGTGGTGGCGGTGGTCATGGCGGTGCTTACTCTTGGAACTCTGGTGGTGATGCTGGAGGAGGTTCTAACGGAACAAATGGTGGTACTGCAATAGTTATTTCTACAAGTAACGTAACCGTTACAAATAGCGGTACCATTTCAGGTGGTGGCGGCGGCGGTGGTGGCGGCGGTGGTGGTGGTGCATTTAGAGTCGGTATATTTGGTATGTACCAAGGTGGTTCTGGTGGTACTGGTGGTAACGGTTTTGGTTGGAATCAAAGTCAATCAAACGGTGCTGGTGGTAACGGTGGTGGTAGTGGTAATAATGGTGGTGCTGGCGGTAACGGTGGTAGCGGTGGTCAAAATGGTAGTAGCGGTTCTGGAGGTTATAACCATCCACCTTCAGCTACTTACACTATACGTTCTCATGGTAAAGCTGGTGGTTCTGGAGGGTCGGCTGGAGCAGCTATTACTGGATCTTATACCTTATCGAATAGCGGAACAATTAATGGTTCAAGTTAATTAGTGGATATACCAGAGATTAATCTGCCTGATACAGATTATCTCGTACCACCTAGAACAATTTTTTATCCACCTGTGGCAGAGATTCCATATCTAGATCCAATTCTTTTACCGAGTCTGGAACAAGTTGAGTCGGGTCTGGGAGATCAGGGATCTTCTGCTGAAGAAGAAAAAGCATCTTCAACGGAGGGAGCGTTAGAACTAACACCAGAGACAATACCGACAACCCTGCCAATCCCCAAAGAAACTTTATCATCTGAATCTGTAGCTACTTTTAATATACCTTTTTTTGGAGAAATGCCTATACCTGCACCAGAGGTTATAGCGTCAAGTGTAATAGCAGCAGGTACAGCAAGCGTAGTAAGTGTGGCAGGTGGTATCGCCATGCAATCAGTATTAGCTTTTATCAAAAAAACATTTAAGAAAATATTTACTAAGGTTTTGAAGAAGGAGGTGAAGGATCTGCAAACAAAGAAGGATTAGCTTTTACATAACTTCGTATATTGATTACATCATTACAGATGTATGCGAACTTAGATTTAGGATTTATCATGTAGCCTGATGCGTGAAGCTGACTACACTTCAAGACTCTCACTAATTGTTTATCATGCACTTGCTTGTCTAGTTCTTCTATGGCTAAGTCTAGCTTTACTCTGGCTAAATCCGAACACGTTTCGTTATTAGTTCCGAGTGGGATCATAAATGACATCTGAAATCCCCATCCTTCATTGATACTATAAGTTTCACTACTAGGATTCTCTGCATCATTACCTGTATAGAAAGGTGTAAATGCCATAGTTGGTTGGCTACATACTAGATTTCCAAACTGCAACTTACCTGTCATTCCATTATTAACATTCATATTCTGATTGATAATACTAGAATTACCAATCGCATTTGGTTGAGCCTGTACGTTTGTATCGCCTTCGGCTTTTGCTTTACTGACTAAAGACAGACAAAGAAGTGATAACGCTAGTAGTCGTAATCGCATCATTCTGAGTTATTGTTTCTAGTTTAGTTCCTGATGCTCTGGTAGTTATAGCTAACGACCAATCAGAAGTTACAGTTTTAGGAGTAAAAACTGCATCTGCGTGTGCTATACCACCACTAGAAGCACTCGTAACTTCTATGTTTGATGCTTCCCAACTAGACAGGGCAGATCCAAATTTTTCAGTTACTATGCTGCGAGTTATAGTCTGGGTTGTGTTCTCAGTTCTATTAGATGAACCAGTAGTCCACGTTGGAACTCCGTTTGCATAGCAAGGAGCAACTAAAAATAAACCTAGTAAGAGTAGTTTTTTCATTTGATACCAACTTTGTTTTTACTATTATCCACTATTTTAGGTGCTTTGCCATTTCCATTACTGTTACCCTTCTTACCAATAGACAAACCCAAAGAAGCTGTTGATGCCGAAAAAATCGAAGCTATAAAAGTTGGGTCAAAATCTACTATCTTTTTACCACTAGGCGGTTCCCAGTATGAAAGTGTTAATAAAGCTGCCGACCAAACCAAAATAGAAACTTTGACAATAGTTTCGACTCTGCTTGTCTCTTGTTCTTCCATAAAAAGTTAAGACTCTTGTCTAATACTAGCAAGTTAGCTATGTTTGGGAAGTAACACACAAAACTATGCTAAAAATACTAAAACCAGTATTACTAAAATTCTTTACTACGACTGCTGTGAAGAGGTTAGTGGTGGACTTGCTTCGGGCAATTTGTAAACAGACCTCGAATACATTGGATGATCGTGCTGTGGATATGTTAGAGCAACAACTCTTCCCAAAGCTAAACTAATATGAACCATAAAGAATTTTTTGATATTCTTATTGGTAATCCTCCTCCCGAAGTAGAGCTTGAAATAGAAATAAAATGCAGAGAGGTTAAAGACTTACCTGATTTTGTTATCAAAGACTATTGTTGTGACCTTGTAAAACAAGTAAGACTGCAAGATATGTTAATTATGGCTGCACTTGTTCGTATCTCTGAGGTAGAAACTAAAGTTTATAGGTACGAAAAGAAGTTACATCAGTACAAAAGACAAAGTAAATTAAGTCTTTTCAATACATTACGTCAAAAAATGTTTGGCAAATCGTTTAAAAAATGATTATATTAATCTAAAACGTAGTCTTTATGGATAAGAATTTTAAGATCCTAGAAAAGTTACACCTACTTCTAGCTAAAGAACTAACAGATAAGATTACAAGTGGTGAAGCAAAGGCAGGTGATCTAAACGTAGCGAGACAATTCCTAAAAGATAATGGTGTTGAGTGCTTACCTGTAGAGAAAAACCCTATGCAAGAACTGATGGAGAACTTACCAGACCTAGATGCTGTACCTGTAGCGGAGTTGTAATCATGTCAAAAACTAGAAACTCTTTAAAAATTACTAACGGAAGCGTTATTTTTACAAAACCTTTATTACGTTTTGGTAAAAAAAATAAAAATAAATATCGCAAGTTACAACAACAGCAAAAACAAATAAATCCAATGGAATATAACAAGCAAGCGTATGGAGCTAAATACACATAATCCTTGCAACCATTACCAGAAAAACTACAAGACTTTAGATATTTCTTAATCGTTACTTGGAGACATCTAAACCTACCAGATCCTACTCCTGTTCAGTTAGATATAGCTGAGTATCTACAATATGGTGCTAGACGTAAGATCATTCAAGGATTTCGTGGGGTAGGTAAGAGTTGGATTACTTCTACTTACGTTGTGTGGCGACTTCGTATGAACCCACAACTAAAGTTCCTTGTAGTATCTGCCAGTAAAGACAGAGCCGATAACTTTACGACCTTTACTATGCGTCTTATAAACGAGATGCCAATACTTGCTGGATTAATCCCTAGTGACGATCAGAGAAACAGTAAGGTAAGTTTTGATGTAAGACCAGCACAAGCTGACCATGCCCCTTCTTGCTCTTCCAGAGGGGTCTTAGGGCAGATGTCAGGAGCTAGAGCAGACGAAGTAATTGCAGATGACGTAGAAGTTCCTAATAATTCTTTCACTCAACCCATGAGAGACAAACTTAGTGAAGCTGTAAAAGAATTTGAAGCGATACTAAAACCTAATGGTCGGATTACTTTCTTAGGTACTCCACAAGTAGAAAACTCAGTGTACTTAACACTAGAAGAAAGAGGATATGAAACAAGAATATGGACTGCACGTTACCCAGAACTAAAAAACAACTACGGAGATAGACTTGCCCCTAAAATCCTCAAAGAATTAACAGATGGTCTAG